CTAGGCAACGCACCAGCGCCGAAGCCGAAGGCTGAGGTCAAGTGGATTGAGTTGTAGGGAGACGAATGGGAATCCTTGATCGCGTCCTCGGACGCCAACAGCCACAAGAGGAACGATTCATCGGCGGTCAGTGGTTAGCGCAAGAAGCATCATCAAGTGCGGCTGGCGTCCTTGTCACACAAGAGAACGCCACCAGCATTGGTGCGGTCTACGCCGCAGTGAAGCTTTATGCCGACACGATCGCTGGACTTCCGTGGGACACCTACATCCGCATTGACGGAACGCGCCGACCATACCGTCCGCGTCCGCGATGGATGGACACGCCGATTCCGAACAACCCGAACTTCACATCCTTTGAGTTCAAGCACCGCGTCGTGACTTCGCTGCTGCTAGACGGCAACGCCTTCATCCTTTGCCTGCGCGACTCATCCGACAATGTGATTGAGACCCGCGTCCTTGATCCGCAGAAGGTGGAGATCAGGAGCGGTCAGTTTGGTGAGCCGGTTTACTACATTGAGACAACCGAAGGCGCAATCACGCTGACAAGCGCAGAGATCATTCACATCCCGCTGTTCGCCACTGGCGAGCATCATCGCGGGCTGTCACCAATCGAGCATCACAAGGTGACGCTCGGACTTGCAAGCGCGACGCAAATCTTCAGCGCAAAGTTCTACGAGAACAATGCAAGCGTCGGCGGTCTGATCAAGGTGCCAGGCGAGTTGACGCAGGATCAGGCAGAGGCACTTCGCACTGGCTTCGGTCGCCGACACGGTGGTGTGGACAAGGCGTGGCGAGTGGCCGTGCTAACTGGCGGCGCAGACTATCTACAGCTCGGCGCAAAGATCAGCGACCTGCAGCTCGTGGAGACGATGCACTACGGCGTGGAAGCCATCGCGCGCATCTACGGCGTGCCGCTGCATATGCTCCAGTACCCAGGCGGCAACACCTCCTATGCTTCGGTCGAGTTGATCGGCATTGAGTGGCTGCGACTCGGACTCGGACCAATGATCGCGCGCCTTGAGGCATCGTTCCAGCGCATCGTGCCAGGAGCCGAGCAAACCTTCTTGAAGTTCACGCTTGACGGCTTGCTTCGCGCGACGACACAGGAGCGCTACAACTCCTACGCAACCGCGCTGAACAATGGCTTCCTGTCCGTGAACGAAGTGCGCTCGCTTGAAGATCGCGCGCCGGTGGACGGCGGCGCGGAGTTCTGGAAGCCGCTGAACATCGGCACACTCAGCGACACGGAGCCGCAAGACTGATGCCGTACTTCGTCACCGACCAATCGCCAGACTGCAACGGCTGGGCAACCGTCAAGGAAGACGGCGAGGTCATCGGCTGTCACGACAGCAAAGAAGATGCGCTCGCGCAGATGGTTGCTGTCTCACTCGGCGAAGGCATTGAGCCAGGCGGCGACTATGTTGCCGCGCGCGTTCTGCCTGATAACTACCGACCAGCACTCTCGCCTGACGTGCCAGAAGGCCGCGCCTGTGGCAACTGCGTCTTCTACAACGAAGCAAAGGTTGAGGGCGACAAGGCGTATTGCGAGAAGTGGGATGACTATGTAAGCGGCGCCTACTACTGCAATGCGTGGCAGCCTGACGATGGCGGCGAGGACGACGACGAGATGCGCGTGCTGATTGACGTGCCGCAATACATTCAGGAGGCAGCCGAGAAGGGTCTGACCTACGAACGCAACGGTTACGCCGGCGACGGACTCACCGACCAGACCATTGAAGAGGCGCGGCAGCTGCGCGCTGGACAAGTTGAGGATGACAAGGTGACAAGGATGCGGGCGTGGATTCTGCGACACCGTGGCGACTGGGAAGGCGTACCGCGCAACAACAATCCAGACAACGAAGACTTCCCAGGACCAGGCGCGGTTGCCGCGTATCTTTGGGGCGTTGATCCCACAGCAGAGAACGGCGCAGATCGCGTCCTAGAATGGGCAGACGGCGTCCTCGCGCCGCTAGACACTGAAGAGAGGTTTGACGTGAAAGAACTTGAGACGCGCGCTCTTCCGATGGGCGACTTCACCGTCCGAGAAGACGAAGACGGTCAGAAGACCTTCACCGGCTACGCCGCGCTCTTTGGCGCACCGTCGGCTGGACTTCCGTTCACCGAGGTCATCGCTCCAGGCGCCTTCCGTCGCACGCTCTCGCGCGTTGCTGACGGCAAGAAGATTGTCTCCTTCCTCTTTGGACACGACGAGAGCCGCGCACTTGCAACGACCGCAAGCGGCCGACTTGAACTCACCGAAGATGAGCGCGGCTTGAAGGTTGAGGCTCGCCTTGATCCAGCCGACCCAGATGCCGCAGGCGTGATCAGCAAGTTGACGCACGAGGCTCGCGCGATGGGAATGTCCTTCGGCTTCACGATCCCGAAGAACGGCGACTCGTGGGACGAGGACACGCGCACGCTGCGCGAAGTGAATCTCTTTGAGGTGAGCGTCCTCAGTGCAGGACAGACTCCCGCATACCCAGCCACGCTGGGCTTGACCTCCGTTCGCAAAGTCGCGTCCCGAATGGGCGTAGACGGCGACCGGCTTATCTCAGCCATCGAGTCCTTGAAGTCGGCGCAACCGCTGACCGAAGAGGACGTCGAGGTGATTGAAACCGTCACGGAGAAGTTGGCTCCAAAGCGCACAGTGCTGGACCCGTCCATCGCTCGCGCCAAGTTGCTGCTTGCCGAGATGGAATCAGAAACGCTCTAGAAGCCACGAGACCCCGCCCCGCTGCGCTAGTACGCAAGCCCGCGATCAGGTCATCCCGCTAGGCGAGCCGCAACATTGTGGAAACCAATAAAAAAGGAGACAGAAATGTCAGACGTTAGGAAGCTACACGAGAAGCGTGCTTCCCTCTTGACCGAGGCTCAGTCCATCGTGACTGACCTTGCCGAGAAGGGCGAGTCGCTTGAGGGCGAGTCACAGGCTCGCTTTGAGAAGTTGACCTCGGAGGCTGCAACGGTTGCGGCCGCGATCCGTTCGGAGAAGGATGCCAGCGAGGCACGAAGCGCTGCTGATGCAGTTCGCGCTGAGTACGCCACGGCAATCGCTCCTAAGGTCGAGAAGTCCGAAGGGTCAAACGACGAACTCCGCGCACTTGCTCGCTTGGGCGGGTCGCAGACGTTCGAGTACCGCGATGTCTCACGCAGCACTGGCTTGGGCAACCCAGTCACCATTGCTGACCGCGTGAACGTTGTTGCGGCACAGTTCAACCCATTCATTGACCCAGCGATCATCACGGTCGTTCGCACCACCACCGGCAACAACATTCAGTTCCCACGAGTCACGGCTCTTGGAACCGCTGGATCAGTTGCTGAGGCTGGCACGATCGGCGAGTCGGACGGAACGCTCAGCGCGCTGTCCCTCACGCCAGTCAAGTACGCGACCATCATTCAGGTCACCGAAGAGCTTGCCGAAGACGCAGCCTTTGACCTGAGCGCGATGATCGCCGAGAAGTGCGGCGCGGAAGTCGCAGTTGCTCACGGTGCCTTCGCTGGTACCGCTGTTGCCGCTGCTGCAGCCGTTGGCGCAACTGGCTCAGGCACCGTTTCAGTGAACCCAACCTATACCGACCTTGCGAAGCTCAAGGCGTCTGTGAACCAGGCGTACCGACGCGCTCCTAAGGCTGGCTGGTTGATGAATGACACCACGCTCGGTGTGGTCACTGGTCTCGTTGATACAACGGGCCAGCCGATCTTCCGCGCAGGTGACGCGAATGTGGCAGACCGACTCCTCGGAGCGCCTGTCTACAGCGCAGCGCTTATCGACCTGACGGACAACACCGCAGGCGCAATCCTGTTTGGTGACCTCGGACAGATTTACACGGCCCTCGTTGGCGGCGTTCGAGTTGAAGTTTCCCGCGAGTTCGCGTGGAACCTCGGCCTGATCTCCTACAAGGTGGAAGTTCGTGGCGCGACGGGCCTTGCTCAGACAACGGCCGTCAAGTCGTATCAGTCAGCCAACGTTTCCTAATCAGTAGGCGACTAGGTTGAGCGGCGGGGTGCTGGGCTTCGGCTCGGCACCCCGTTCGCATCAGGAGGGGAAATGGACATCTGGAAGAGACTGAAGAAACTGGGGCGCAAGGGCGCTGCTAAAATCAACGCAGAGGCACCTACAAGCCACGTAGAGCGCGCCATTGTGGTCAGGTGGGGCAATACAGCCACCGTGAAGCGAACGCCGCTTAGAGAGCGGGAAAAGGGAGAAGACGAGTGAGTCAGTATCTGGCGTCTAGGCAGATGAGCGTGGGGACTGCGGCTGCCAGCGTTGTTGAGGGTCGCGTCGCTGGAACGGAGATTCACTTGCACGCACTCGCGAACAACTCAAAGGACGTGTTGATCGGCGCTTCAGACGTGACCCTAAACAATGGCTTTGTGCTACGCAAGGGCGAACACGTGACAATCCGGCTAATGGAGCGACAGACGCTCTATGCTATCGCCGAGAACGATGGTCAAACCCTTACCGTCCTGTCAGTCGGAGGCATCTAAATGTCATACGCAAGTCTCGCCGAGTTCAAGGCTGCAATCGGGATCAGCGACAGCTCCGACGATACGGCGCTGCAGTCTGTCCTCGATGCGACCGACGCACTCATTGACCTTTACACCGATCGCAAGAACGGCTTTGGCACAGCGACACAAACGCGCTACTACACGGCAGAGGACTACAAGTACGTCCTCGTTGATGACCTTGTAAGCATTACGACGCTGACGACTGACGACGACGGCAACGGCACCTACGAGACGACGTGGACGGTGGACACGGACTACAACCTCGCGCCTGGCAATGCCGCGCTTGATGGGTTTCCGTACAATGAGATTGACGTGTCGGTCAACTGGCCGCGCAACTTCCCACGCGACGTCTATCGCGGCGTCAAGGTGGTCGGCGTGTTCGGATGGCCGTCCGTGCCAAGCGCCGTCAAGCAGGCAGCAATCATTCAAGCCGGCGCAGTCTGGTCAAGCCGCACCTCGCCGTTCGGCGTGATCGGCTCGCAAGACCTCGGCGGCATTCTTCGCCAGACACGCGCACTGCATCCTGAATCTCAAGTCTTGCTTGAGGCGTACCGCAAGCGTGAAGGGCTGAGCCGATAATGGCGCTAGGGAATACCTTTGACCTGACGATCAACCAGGGCGCAACCTTTGAGCTGACCGTCACGTGGAAGGACTCGGCTGGCACGGCGATCAACCTGACTGGCTACAGCGCGCGGATGCAAGTGCGCGAGACGTACTCATCCAGCACCAGCATCGTCAGCCTGACGAGCGGCGCTGGGATCACACTTGGCGGGGCGGCTGGGACAATCGCCATCGTCATCTCTGCCACGACAACCGCTGCGCTCACCGCGCCATTCAGCGGCGTCTATGACCTTGAACTTGTGAGCGCAGGCGGCGTGGTGACGCGCCTCTTGCAAGGAGCAGCAACAGTTTCACCTGAGGTGACGCGATGACCGTAGAAGTTGACCTGACGCAGCAGATCATCTCGATCAACGACACGCGCACAGAGATTGTCGTTCAGGCACCTGGACCCGCAGGCGCGCAGGGTCCGACAGGTCCTGCAGGCGCAACTGGCCCAGCGGGTACCGCAGGTCCTGCTGGTTCTGCTGCAACCATTGCTGTCGGTTCGGTCACGCAGGGGACGGCTGTTGCCGTCACGAACAGCGGCTCCTCATCGGCTGCCGTATTCAACTTCGTACTTGTCAAAGGTGATAAGGGTGACACTGGCAACACTGGTGCCACAGGTTCGACAGGAGCTGCAGGATCAGCCGCCACGATTACCGTCGGCACTACCACTTCAGGAACTGCGCCTGTTGTCACTAACTCCGGCTCCTCCTCAGCCGCTGTCTTCGACTTTGTGTTGGTGCCAGGAGCGACTGGCGCGACTGGCGCTACCGGCGCGACAGGCGCTGCTGGCTCTGCAGCCACGATTGCAGTTGGCACCGTCACGCAAGGCACTGCCGTTGCGGTGACCAACAGCGGATCAAGTTCCGCTGCAATCTTTGACTTCACACTTGTCAAAGGCGATAAGGGCGATAAGGGCGACACAGGAAATACAGGGGCAACAGGCAACACAGGCGCGACAGGCGCAGCGGGTTCTGCCGCCACCATCGCCGTTGGCGCAGTCACGCAGGGTACTGCCGTCGCGGTGACCAATACAGGCTCCTCCTCCGCTGCGGTCTTTGACTTCGTACTCGTCAAGGGTGACACTGGCGACACTGGAGCAACTGGAGCAACTGGAGCCACTGGCGCGGCAGGCTCAGCGGCAACCATCGCCGTAGGCAGCGTCACGCAAGGCACCGCAGTTTCGGTCACCAACACAGGCTCGTCATCAGCGGCTGTCTTTGACTTCGTGCTGGTCAAGGGAGACAAGGGTGACACTGGGGACACTGGCGCCACAGGATCAACTGGTGCGGCTGCGACAATCGCGGTCGGCACGGTCATCACTGGAACCGCTGGCTCAAACGCCACTGTCACGAACGTCGGCAGCTCTGGCGCGGCAATCTTTGACTTCTCCATCCCGCAAGGCGTCGCTGGCTCAACAGGCGCGACAGGCGCGACTGGGGCAACAGGCGCAACAGGTCCTGCAGGTTCCGGCGTTGTCGTAGGGGGAACCGCAGGGCAGCTTCTCGCCAAGATTGACTCTTCTGACTACAACACGCAGTGGATCACGCCAACGCCTGCTCCTGGTACGGCGGCAACCAGCGACGTCTACGGCGTCACGACGCTGATTGACTCAACCTCGTCTACCTCGACCACAACGGCGGCTACGCCGAACAGCGTCAAGTCAGCCTATGACCTTGCCGGCACAGCGATTCCAAAGAACACCGCGACGGCTGCTGGCGACTTACTTTACGCAAGCGGGTCGGCAACCATCACTCGACTTGGAATTGGAACAGCCAATCAAATCCTCTCGGTTGGAACGGCTGGAATTCCAGTCTGGGCAACCGCAGCCGCTGCTGGTGCAGACGTTCAAGAATTTACAAGCAGCGGCTCGTGGGTAAAGCCAGCAGGGAAGGTTGCCGTTTACGTTCTTGCCCTTGGTGGCGGCGGCGGCGGAGCATCGGGGGCGAGGGGTACGGCATCTGGCAACTATCACATCGGTGGATGCGGCGGAGGGGCAGGCGGCGTAGTCAATGGATGGTTCAAGGCAACAGAACTTGCTGGAACGGTAACTGTCACGATTGCAGCAGGAGGAACCGCCGGTGCATCCGTGTCGGCTGGAACACCCCTTGCTGGATCAGACGGCGGTAATGGTGGCGATACAACATTTGGCACAGTTGCAACAGCCTATGGTGGTTTTGGCGGTAAGTCAGTTGAAGGAAATAATCAAACGCCCACCATCACAAGGCCAGGTCCTGGCAACATTGTTTCTGTTGGCTACGCTCGACAAAGCAGAACAGACAGCACCCCGCAAACAACAGGAATAGGTCAAAGTGCATCAGAGGCAGACTGGTTTCAAGGACGCTGGTACTCTGCTGGCGCTGGCGCTAGAAGCGCAAACGGTTCTGCTGGCGCACTTGCTGGCGTTGACAATCAGTTTGGTGCAGCAGGTGGCGGCGGAGGCGGCGGAAAATACTCAACGCATAACTCAATGGCAGGCGGCGCAGGTGGCCGAGGATTTGGTCGACTTGTAGATACTGCGGCTGCTGGTGGAACTGCTGGAACTGTTGGCGGCGCCGGATCGAACGCAGGCACGGTTGGAATTGGAAATGCCGGCGGAGGCGGAGGTAGCGGATCAGCTGGAAATGGCGGTGCCGGGGGCAACGGATACCTCGGTGGCGGCGGAGGCGGCGGTGGCGCAGCAGTAGAGTCTGGCGGAGGTACCTGGTCAACGGGAGCTGGCGGAACAGGTGGCGGCGGCTATGTGCTTGTCATCTCAGTTTAGGATTTTGCAATGAATACATACTTCTTGATCAAAGACAACACAGTTGTAAATGTTTTTGTGTGGGATGGGGTTTCTGACTGGACTCCTCCAGACGGAACAACAGCAGAACTTGCGCTCCCTGGCATTGGCGTTGGCTGGACTCGCGTAGATGGAAATTGGATTGCTCCAACGCCATCTTCTGTAGAGCCAGTCGATGAAAGCAGAACTTCTGTGCTTGCCAAACTTGCGGCGCTCGGCCTGACTGAAGAAGAGATCGCGGCGCTGATCAGATGAGCTTTGCAGATAAGACCGTTATCGAGGCGGTCCGCGAGCATCTTGAAAGCACGCCCTCACCAGTCGGATATGCGTTGCGAAAGGTTCACGCATATCCTCCAGATAACATCGCCGTTGCGCCTGCGGCCGTGATCATCCCAGGCGACGACACGATTGCCTACGGCGCCTCAAATCGCCAAATCACGCTGACGTTGAATGTTGTGATTTATCTGACCCCGCAGGCTGACCTTGCGCGCAAATATGAGGACTTGATGACGTGGCGAACGTGGCTGCGTGACGCCTTTATTGACGGCGTGACGCTGGACAATGCGAGTGGGGTGGCGCAGGCAAGCGTGACCTCCACCAACATCGGCACCGATACGTGGGGCGACGCAGATTTCCTGACTATCACGGCAACGGTTGAAGTCTCAAGCGTGGAGGCGATTGCCACCAGTGCCTGATCTGAAGAAGCCTCTGACCTATCCAGTGATCAGCCACATTGACGTGCAGTTCGTGCCAGGCTCAATCCCACAGGGAGAGTTTGTGGCTGGTCTGCCTGCCGACGGTAGTATCATCAGCGCACCTGTGGTTCAGGCAGAGGCTTGGATCGCAGCAGGAATCGCCAAGCGTGCCGCACCAGCGGCTGAAGACAAGGAGAACGACTAATGCCAGCCGCATCCGCAGGGAACGTACTGTTCAGCAAACTGGTCGCCTTCAAGGAGGCGACGCCTGGAACTATCCCAACGCTGACCAGCGGCGGACGCAAGCTGCTCGTGACGCCAACTGGCGTGATCTCCGAAGGCACAACGATTGAACTTGGAACCGAGCGATCCGTTGCGCTTCGCAACCCGCTCATCGGCTCCACCGGCACGATCGTCTCCGTTGAGCCAACGCTCAGCGCAACCGTCCCTGCCGTGAGCGTCGGCGAACTTCCACTCTGGCTCTCAATGACGCGCACCGATACGCCTTCAGGCACGGCTGCGCCATACGAGTGGGACTACGACTACTCGATGACAGCGGCGAACTCGCCGACCTCCTACACGTTGATCGCAACGGATGGCACGCAGGCATACGCCGCGAACTACTGCTTGGCTGAGTCAATCACGATTGCCGCCGACCGCAACGGACTCACGAATCTCAGTGCAAATCTCTTCGCGCAGCAGATCGCCAAGAACAGCGCGACACTCGCCGAAGGCACGCCAACCTCGCCGTTTATGTCGGGACGCCTTTGGAACGCATTCCAGCACGGCTCAACCTTCCCAGGCACGGCAGACGGCACGGCATACGAGTACCTGCTTGATTTCTCACTGGAGTTCAACGCAGGGATCACGCGCCAGTCGTACCTCGCAGGCACGACCGTATTCAGCACGCACAGCGAGAGCAACCCATTCAGCGGCACGTTGACGATGACAGTGAGCAGCACCGCGAGTGCAGTCTCTACGTGGTACGACGCATACAAGGCAGCTACGCCGAAGGGCGTGCGGCTGACTTGGAGCAACGGCACCTACTCGGCACACATCCTTGCGATGATCGTCCCAACGGAAGTTCAGCAGATGGCTGGCGCCGAAGATGGTCTGACCACGATGGCCGTGACTGGTACGCTGGTCTACGACACAGTGAGCGCGAAGAGCCTTCGCATCGTCGTGAACAGCGACTTGGCGGCGTTGCCGTAAGTTCAACCTAGTAGAAGAGGAGGAGGCTAGATGAGCCAGAGCAAGCCACAGTTCCGCACCGTTGAGGTCA